GAAATACTGGGAAGAGTGCGGCGAGCTGCTTAAAAATGCCGCATAGAAAGGAGAGTAAACGGCATGAAATTTTTAGATTATCTTTTTCATGGTAAAGAGCTGCGATATATCGACAGCTATTTTAAAATGCTGAACGGATACAGCCCGACGTTTACCAGTTATAACGGCGGCGTATATGAAATGGATTTAACCAGAACGGCAGTAAACAGCTTTGCGACACATTGCAGTAAACTTAAGCCGGAGATTGAGGGCAGCGCCCTTAAGTCACTGGAAAAGACACTACAGCATAAGCCCAACTATTTTATGGACACAACAAAATTTATTAAGCGTCTGGCAACGTATGTAGCGGTGGAACACACCGCTTTTATTATACCTATCGAGGACGAGTACGGGCGGCTTTGTGGCTGGTATCCATTGAGAGCGCAACGCTGCGAAGTCGTAGAGGCAGCAGGGCAGGTGTATTTACGGTATCTGTTTGCAAATGGCGAGCATGGAGCTATAGAGTTTGAACGTGTAGGCATTATGACAGACTTTGAATACACAGACGACCTTTTCGGAGAGGACAACAGAACACTTAAGCCAACAATGCAACTGATACATACGCAAAACGAGGGAATTATAAACGCTGTCAAAAATTCTGCAAATATCCGCTTTCTGGCAAAAGTGGCAAATATGTTGAAACCAGAGGATATAAAGAAAGAGCGACAGCGTTTTACCGAGGATAACTTAAGCGCAGACAACGATAGCGGCATGATAATTTATGATAACAAGTTTAGTGAGCTGAAACAGGTAGAGAGCAAACCATACACGCCAAACGCATTGCAGATGCAGAATATACAGGAAAATGTATGCACGCATTTTGGTACAAACATGGATATTTTACAAAATAAATTTGATGAAAATACGTGGAATGCTTACTACGAGGGGAAAATAGAACCGTTTGCAATACAGTTATCGCTTGTTATGACAAATATGAGTTTTACCGAGAGAGAAAGAGCTTGCGGTAATGCTATTTTCTTTTCAGCAAACCGCCTGCAATATGCCAGCAACGCCACAAAGTTAAGTGTAAGCACACAGCTTTTTGACCGTGCGCTATTGAACAGAAACGGCGTTATGGATATATGGAACATGGCACACGTTGAGGACGGGGAAAAGTATTATATCCGCAAAGAGTATACCGAGGTAAGCGAACTGCAAAACAGTAATGGAAAGCCACAGATAATTATACAGCAAGCGCCCATAGCAACGGGGCAGCAGGCAGAGCCGCAGCAGACACCGCCAGCGGCAGCAGGCGAACCAGCAGGCGGGCTGGGAGAGAAAGAGGGTGTAAATAATGCCGATTAAGAAAGAGCGGGAATATAGGGCGCTGGCAGCGCCATTGACAGCGCAGAGTGCAACGAAATTGATACAGACGGAGTATTACGTAGAGGGTTACGCCACTACGTTTGATACGCCATATTTGCTGTATGAATTTGAGGACGGCACAAAGATTTACGAAAGAATAGACGCACACGCTTTAGACGGTGCAGACATGAGCGACGTTATCATGCAGTACGACCATGAGGGCAGGGTATTTGCCAGACAGTCAAATAAGACACTGATTTTACAGCCGGACTATAAAGGGCTTAAGGTGGTGGCTGATTTAGGCAAGACAGATTTAGCCCGTGGGCTATACCAAGACATAGAGGCGGGCATGATAAATAAAATGTCATGGGCTTTTAGCGTAGCAGAGGAAAGCTACGACAGAGAAACACATACAAGGACGATTTTGAAAATCAAGAAAGTTTATGATGTATCAGCCGTGAGCATTCCAGCAAACGGAGATACTGAAATAAGCGCCCGTGCTTTTGCGAGTAGGAGTTACGAGCGGGAGCGGCAGGAGTTGCTTAAGAGGCGGGCAGCAATACTAAAGATTAGAGCGAGCTTATAAAATCCAAGACCAGAAAGGAAACATAACAATGAGATTAAAAGAAATTGAGGAAAGATTAGCAGCAATTAAAAACGAGCTTACCACAAGAGCAGCGGAGCTGAAAGAGGAAGAAATTACAGCGCTGGAGAATGAGGTAACAGCTTTACAGGAAGAGAGAGCGGCAATTAAGGCAGCAGCAGAAAAGCGTAGCGCACTGCTTGCGAGAATTGCAGCAGGCGAAAGCGTAGGCGACGGAGAGGGAGACGGCAGCGGACAGCAGAGAGTGCTTAGAAATTTCAAGGGAGCAGCTGGCGAGGGCGATAACGACGACAAATACGGCAGCATGGAATACCGCAAAGCATTTATGAAATATGTATGCAGAGGCAAGGCGCTGCCGAAAGAGTACAGAGCAGATGCGGTAAGCAAAAGCACAGACGTAGGCGCAGTTATCCCTACCACAGTGCTTAACCAGATTGTAGAAAAGCTGGAAAGCACAGGTATGATTTTAGCCCTTGTAACCAGAACTGCATACAAGGGCGGCGTTTCTATCCCTGTATCTACTGTAAAGCCTACTGCAACATGGGTAAATGAGGGAGCAGGCAGCGACAAGCAGAAAAAGAATATTGCAAAAGACGGCATGATTACTTTTGCATACCATAAGCTGCGCTGCGCAGTAGCCGTATCTCTGGAAGTAGATACAATGGCAATCAGCGCTTTTGAAACACTGCTTATTAACAATATTGTTGAGGCAATGACAAAAGCGTTAGAGCAGGCAATCATTGACGGAAACGGAACAGGAAAACCGAAAGGAATTTTAGCAGAGACACCAGCCGACGGGCAGACAATCGAGAGCGCCGCACCGTCTTACAGTGATTTGATTAAGGCAGAGGGTGCTTTACCTATGGCTTATGAAAATGGCGCTGTGTGGTGCATGAGTAAAAAGACCTTTATGGAGTATGTAGGCATGACAGATAAGAACGGGCAGCCTATCGCAAAAGTGAACTATGGAACATCTGGAAAGCCGGAGAGAACGCTTTTAGGCAGAACAGTTGTACTTTGCGATTACGTAGCAAGCTACAGCGCAGCACTTGCGAAAGATACAATTTTTGCATTCCTTTTCAATTTCAAGGACTACGTGCTTAATACAAACTACTCTATGGGCGTAAAGAAGTATGAGGACAACGACACAGACGACCAGATTACAAAGGGCATTATGCTTGTAGACGGCAAGGTAGTAGACAAAAACAGCCTTGTAGTTGTAAAGAAAATCGAAGCAGTGTAATTAACAAGGCAGCTGGTGTATAAACACTGGCTGCCAGAAAGCGAGGTAGACCATGAAAGGGTATTTAGACGCTAAAGAACTGGAAAGCTACAAGAAAGAAGATTTGCAGGAACTGGCAAAGCAGCTGGGTGTAGATGCAGAGGGAACAAAGAAAGAAATTGCTACACGCTGCGCAGCGGTTGAGGTAGACATACCGGACGAAAGCGAGCTTACAGAAGAGGATAAAAGAGCAGCGGCAGAGGCAGCAGCAGAGGCAGCAGCGAAAGCCGAAGAAGAGAGAAAGGCGGCAGAGGCAGCAGCAAAAGCCGAGGAAGAGAGAAAGGCAGCAGCGAAAGCCGAAGAGGAAGAGGCAGCCACAGAGCTTGTAAAAGTAAAAGCACAGCGCCGTTTCCTTGACAAGGAATTAAACCAGATTAAGGATACTGGGGACGAATACGCAGTAAGCAGAGAACGTGCAGCAGTTCTGGAAGAGGCAGGCGTAGCAGCAGTAATAGAAGAGTAAGAAAGAGGGTGCAGGCTATGGCAGCAGATACCACAACATTAACCGAGAAAATGCGGGCGGCGCTGCGTATCAGCAGCACCAGTGAGAAAATCACAGAGGAAATAAACGACTGTATAGCCGCCTGCAAAATGGATTTGCAGGACGTAGGCGTAAAGAAACTGGAAGAAACAGACGCACTGATTATTAGAGCCATTACGCTATACTGCAAGGCAGAATTTGGATACTCTGATAAATCAGAGCAATTCTGGAAATCTTACGAGTGTCTTAAAATGCACTTAAGCCTATCCAGTGAATACACAGGCGGCGTTACGCCAGATACTGCGGACGACGAAGTAGGAGAGCAGGATATTAAGAATTTGTTTGGACAGGAGAAATAAGAGTAATGGCAATTAAGAGAGTTACATACGATACCCTTAAATTTCTGGTAGCGGAAATTAAAGAACGCTATGCAGAAAAAGGAGACATAGGGGCGCTGGGGGGGCTTGATAAGGTAGCTGTAGAAAATCTTACAGAAGATTTGAAAAGCCTTATAAACGGGAAAGCAGATGCAGCTACAACACTTGCAGGCTATGGAATTAAAGACGGAATGACCGCAACAGAGGTAGCCGCCGCTATTTCCACAGCGATTGCAGGGACAGACCACTTAAGCCGTGTAATGGTAGACAGCACGGGAGATATTGATACAGTAGCGGACGACGCAGAAAAGAAAATTTACATGGTAAAAAATGCCAGTGGAGAGGCAGGAAACCTTTACAGCGAATACATGGTAATTAACGGTAAACTGGAAAAGGTGGGAGACTGGAAAGTAGACTTAAGCAGTTATGCAAAGACTACGGAAGTAACGGCAGCCATTGCAAATGCACTGAAAACATACGCAAAGACCGCAGACGTAACAAAAGCAATCAACGAGGCAGTAGCGGGACTTATCCAACTGGACGACTTAAGCGTAACAGTTACGGGCGCAGGCAATGTGATTACAGGGCTTGCGTATGATAACAAAACAGGCAAATTTACAGCCACAAAAGGAATAACGGCACTGACAGCAGCAGACCTTACAGAAATTACGCAGCAGGAAATAAAAGCCCTGTTTGCATAAGTGAGGCGCTGGCATGAGGTGGTTTAGCTTTACCAGCTTAAAGGCATTGGTACAGGAAATGAAAGCCAGAGAAAGCAGCAATATGCAGGCTGTAAATAATACGTTTTCAGAAGTTTACGAAAACATGGAAACATTGGACGGGCGCATAGATGCCTTAGAGCATAAAACAGATGCTGCATATCTGGGTAACTGCTATTGCGGTAGCGTTTATTTGGGCTATGTGTCCGAAACGGACACCTAAAAGAGAGGTAAGGTATGGACTGGATAGACGAAATAACGCTGATAAGCGAGGTAAGCGAAAAAGACAGGGTAAACAAAAACGGATTTGCGACAAAGCCGAAAGAAAGCACCCGTACTGTATTTTGTAATAAAAAATCAGTGGGGTATAGCGAGTATTTCAAGAGCCAGCAGACAGGAAAGCTGGTAGAGGCAAAGTACGAGGTACATAAGGCAGATTATGGCGGCGAGGACGTAGTAGAAGTAAACGGGCGGCGCTATTTTGTACT